TGCTATTTTTACTATAGCCGATATAAAACCAGGGGAATTTATAAAAATTATTTTCCATAATGAAGCACAAACATCTAAGTATTCTTTAGAGATTCCTACTATGTATGCAATGGAATATATAACCCCCGTTTTTAAAATGAGCTGGCATGTAAATCCCTTAGATGAACTAGCAGAAAAAACTCAATACATGACAGATATTAATGGACATGTTTATGAAGATGCCATTTCACAAAATGATATATTAGAAACTGTTCCTCAATTTGCACAATTAATACCAGCACATTTTTGGATAGAAGGATCTAAACATTATTTTACCACATATAGAGATGTTGAGAAGATTTTAAAAAATAATAAGATATCTTCTATAAATAAAAAAGCAGATCCTTTTACATACACTACTAAATCAGATATAGATTCTAATAAAGAAGAATTTGATGGAAGAGCGGAAGAGTTTCATCAAGAAGATAAATTAACCTTAGATAATGATAGAAATTGGAACTTTAATGAACCCGACTGGAAGAATACTATTGAGTTTAAGAATGATAATAATATAATGCATTTTGATGAACCTTATAAAAGACCCAATACTATAAGTTCATTAAAATTAAATTGGCAATTATTTACTTTAGATATTGACGATATTCAAAATTACTTATTTAAAATAGTAGAGCATAGCACATTTTTAGATCCAGATGAAATTTATTATGTATCCGCATGGAAAAAAGATTTAGAAGATGATGAAAATAGTACGGTTTGGGTGAAAAAATATAAAGGTGGGAAATATGGTGATGATTTTACTTCTACCCCCCTTTATTGGAAAATTTTTAAAAAAGTATTTAAAATAGCTAGTGAAAGAAATGATGTTAATTCTTCATTAAAATTAGATTGGGCAATTATTCCCGATATTATAGAAAGAGCAAACAAGATATTTAAAGAATTTGTTAAAAGACATAATCTTAATCTTGAATTTACTGATCATTTTTATACAAGTGCAAGATATATTTCATATGAAGAAGCTTATGAAATTTATCACAATAATGGTAAATATATACATTCAGATGCATGGGTAGCAGGGGAATACTATAAATACATATTATTAAAAAGATCCACACCAAGAGGAGATATAGGAGAAGATTTATATTGTTACTCTGTGGAAGATACTCTTATATTTTTGGCTTTTTATCACCCTTCCTTAAAATTAGATTGGCAAATACAATTCTCTAATCCTGAATTTGAACAAATTCTTAAAGATAACGGTATTTCTTATTATATAGAAAATGAACGTTTAATTATAAATCATAAAGGATATGTTTATCTTCCTTCCTTAACTCAATTACCTGAAAATATTCAGTTTAATAATAACGGATATGTTTATCTTCCTTCCTTAACTCAATTACCTGAAAATATTCAGTTTAATAATGAAGAAGATGTTTTACTTCGTTCTTTAACTCAATTACCTGAAAATATTCAGTTTAATAATAAAGGTAATGTTTATCTTAATTCTTTAACTCAATTACCTGAAAATATTATATTTAATAATGAAGGTGATGTTTATCTTCGTTCTTTAACTCAATTACCTGAAAATAAATATGAAATTTTTAAGAATGAGGGAATAGTTAATTATAATCGGGATGAGAATGGTTGGTTAGGAAGATTTGATCCTAGAATAAGAGAAGGAAGTTTACGATTAGATTGGAAAGAACGGAAAAAAATAGGTTTAGAAAGAACATCTTCTCTTAAAATAGCAGAAGATCTTTCTTTTAATAAATACGATAAAGAAAGAGGCCAACAATTAGTAAATAAAGAAATTGATACAGGAGTATTAAATCCTCTTGATATGCAACAATCCTATCATACAGATTATTTTTTACCTGATTTAGATCACGATAAAAAAGAAAGAGAAGCATTAGATTGGACGGGAAGAGAAAATTTACAATTAGGGTTTAGTTCATTAAAAATGAATTGGCTTTTAGAAGAATTTCAAAAAGGACAAAAAGTTAAATTTAAAGATGGTACTCCCGAAAGTGTAAGAACTTTTTCAAGTGAAATCGACGATGAGGACATTACAGTAGATACCCAAGCAATTGGTATAGTACAAGAAGATTCTACTATCGAATGGGATGATGTTTCTGTTATTTTCCCTGATTATAAAGAAGTATTTTTAGAGATACCTTTAGTTTGTTATAAAGAAAATTTAGAAAAAACTCAACAAAAAGATTCTTTAAGACTTAATTGGAACCTTGTAAAAATTGTTTCATGCCCTGAGCTTCCTCCTAAAAATAATAAGGTAGTTTATATAATAAGGCATGGAGGAAATCGTTTCGAAGTGATGGAAGGTATAGTTGTGGACCCTCCCGAAGGGGCGGCAGGAATAGATGATACAAGAAATATTTTATCTACAAGAGTGTTTGAAGAAGCATATACAACAGCAGAAGAATATGCATTACAACATGATATTATTTATTATAGAACTGGAATTGATATGGAAGAAAGAGGCTTTACTTTAGAATAAAGGTGAAAAAAAGAAAATATATTTCTATATATTAAATTGAATTAGAAGGAATTAAAAATGAACTGGAGACAAAAACTAGCAAAGTCAGAAAATTTTAAGGATGATTTTAAACCTTATAAAGAAAAGAAAAGAGAAATTATTAATAGGGCTGAATTTACAGGTGATAAATTTCCTAAATCAGGTGACCCCGCTAAAGTTGAATTAAATCATTGGAAAGCAGGTGACAGTCTTGGAAAAAAAGATAGAAAGACAGAATCTACGAGTTCCGGTTCTGCTGTTTTAAATCCTAAAGTAAAGAGGGAGAATTTTAAAAAAACCTCTAATTGGAGAGATAAACTTATAAAAAAAGCCGAGGTAGATTTTCGCCAAAAACCAGATGGAGAAGTAAGCATATCTGTTACCACCCCTCAGCAAGGAATTGGAGGTCTACCTAATACAGATATAACCCCTTCTTTAGAAAGTCCTTTAGAAGAAGAACAAGAAGAGGAAGAAAATATAAAGGAAGGAAAATATTTAACATACGAAGAACTAGACGAATGGGCAAAAAATAACCCAGAAGCTATGGAAGAAGTAAATCGGCAAAATGAAATATTGGAGGGAGGACTAATTCCCATAGATGAAGCAAAGGTAGGAGAAGGTAGACTTTTTACAGAAAGAGAATTGAGATCAAAAGCATGGCAAAATCCCACTAGAATATCTATTGATGATGCAAGAGGCAAACCTATAAATGTAGGGGATGAAGTCTCTACGAGAGATGATGGATTTGGAGGATATTTGGTACATGAAATACGCCCTCCAAAAATAAGAATACACGCTGGAGAAAGTGTACAATGGGTAGATGCGAATAAAGTTTATTTAGTAAAGAAATATGAAGATAGAAAAAAATTAAATTGGCAATTTCCTAGCATACATCAAAACTTAATGGATGAAGCATATGACTTATATCAAAAACCCGAAAATGAAAATTGGTCTGAACAAGAATTTTTAGATAATCTGCCCTCACAAGCTCATAAAGACGCTGTAGTTTTGGGCAACTTAAATTATCAAGTTGAAAATGGGGGATTTCTTCAATGGTGGGATAATGGTTATGGAGAAAGAGATTACAATTATTTAGTTACTACTTTATTACCTTCTATAGGAACAGAAACAGCAAATGTAGTAAAAGATTTAGTAAAACAATCTAAAAAAAATTTAGAAAGTATAAAAAATACAGAACAAGATTTACAGTGGGGGCATTATTCTACTGATGAGGAAGCAGATGCTGCACAAGAAGAAATAGATAATCTTTATGCAGATAATAGTTTAGATTATAAGTATTATGAAATAAACAAAACTTTTTTAGATGATGTAGCAAATTATTTAGCTAATATTAAAACTTCTTCGAAACGTAATTGGAGACAAAAATTAGGTGTATCAGAACCGGATGTAAATTTTAAAAGAAAACCTGATGGTACATTCGAACTAAACGTTACACACCCAAAACCAGAAGTTCCGGAAGCACTACCTATATTAGATACTCAACCAGATGTTCCTCCTCAAAATGTTCCTTTAACTACTTCTTCAAAGGATTACCCAAAAGCTAAAAAAGGAGAAGAAGTGTATGCAGAATATGATAAAGAAACTAAAGAATGGCATGTATTTGGTTTAGAGAGTGGACACAGCTATTGGTATGGAGATGAAGAAACTGCTAAGAAAAAAGCTAAAGAAATGAATGAAAATAAAAAAGAAGCTTCTAAAAAATGTGCTAAGAAAGAATGGATTATTAAATTTGCAAAAAAAGGTAAAGATACTTATAACTTGATTGGTAGAGAATGTGACACGCACGCAGGTATATTTATTGAAAGAATTCCAAGAGGTATTTTTTCTAAAAAAGCCTCTAAACAATCTAAAATAATAGATTTTGAGAAAATTGAAAAAAACGGCGCCACATGGCCTGAATTAATAAATTCAGGATTATGGCAAACTAAATTTGATGAGTTTATAAATGGTAAATAATTGGAGAAACACCCTACTTTGGGAAGCACTAAGCGAAAGTAATTTTTGGAATTATGTGTATGCTTCTCTTAAAGAAAGGGTTCCCGCATTAACACGTGCACAGTTTGGGGAACTTACCACTCATCCTATTTATCTTTTTGAAGAATGGGATTTTTATGATTTATTATCTCACGTTTTTAATGGACCTGAGGCATTAGTAGAAGATGTAGCGGGTAGATTATATGATATTTTACTAGATAAAGAAGAAGAGCAAGATGAGTAATTTAAATCTTTCAGAATTTGATAAATCTTCTCTAGAGATAGACAAAGCTTTTGAAGAAAGTAGCCCAGATAAAGTAGTATCTTCTCTTAAAACATCTTTTCAAAAGAGAGAAGAAGAACTAAAAACATTATTATCTAACAAAGATCTTTCTAGGGATCTCCGTCAAGAATATAAATTAGAATTAAAAGTTCTAAAAAACGCTCTCTCTCAGATATAAAAATCCCAATCTCTTTTACCCATTTTTTTGTAAAACACCCTTGAATTTTTGCAATCCTTCTCTAATATCTTTTTCATAACTTTTAAAATTGAAACGCGTTTCAAATTTCGAGGAGAAATTAACAATGATTCAAAAACTTAGCAAAGAAGAACAAATTCAGTCTCTTGCGGAAATGCAAGAGGAATTAGAAGGAGTAAAATCCGACGTTGATACATTTAATGATGATCTCGGAGACGTCTCCGATATATCAATGGAAGATGGAGATTTCTTTGGTGATGACTTATCCGATGAAGATAAAGAAAAAGCAAAAGAAATAAAAACACCGGAAGATGTTAAAAATGCTCTTTCTGAAGCAAAGAAAGACATTGAAGCAGTAATTGATAATTTGGATGGAGTAATTGGGCAAACATCAGATGAGCAAAAAACAGCTAAGTTTAAAAGACCCAATGAAAAATATGCATCAACAATCACAGCTTTAGCTAAGACAGCCACTAAAGCTATAGATGATGCAAAAAATGCCATGAATCATTGGAGTTTCTTAACTAAACTTAAAAAGAAAGCAAAAGCATCAAAAGAAGGTAAAACTTCTTCAAAAGGAGATTTGAAAAGCGCTTTGGAAACTATCAAAGAAGCTAAAAGAGTTGTTAGTGAAACAGAACAAATGTTTGTTAAAAATGCTACTAGTGTTCCTCCTACTGGTGCAGAATTTACGGGTGATAAATGGCCAAATGGTAAAAATCCCGCAGAAGTTGAATTAAGACATTGGCATGCTGGAGCAGATAAGATTAAGAAAGATAAAAAATTTGAAGATGCACGCCCTAATCCCGCAGTCGATGAGCGTCTGACTAGCGTTGAATATCAAAGAAATGATGCTCCATATGTAAACGCCACTCTTCATTTATTAGATGGAGAAGGTAAATATGGTTCATATTGGGATATATGGGAAACAAAAACAAACAAAAGAATGTTAGTACCTTTCGTAGGTATTCCAGATAAAATTGGTGCAAAAGATGATGTATATTTTAATAGATTTATTTCAAAACGTTATGGTAATAGTATATTACAATATATTAACGATAATGGTTTTGATGCCGCTAAAGAAGAATTAAATGGTAGGCTTGCAAAATTTAACCCAGGTCTTGCAAAAACAGCTGCAGAATCAAAAACAAATTTAAGAAAATATTATACTGACGCTTATGGTGAGAGACAGTATGCATCTCAATTAACCTCCAATGAAGGTAGAAAAGAAAAGATGAATGAAGGTTATACTCCTCAAAATGATACTATTAAAGAATATGATGAGCACACAAAGGACGGACCTGGAACGCTTTCAAATCAAAACAAAAAACCCGTACAAAAAGTAGCAACAGCAGAAGAAAAAGCTGTTTTACAGGCTAAGGCAGATAGAGCGGTAGAATTAGCTAAATTAGCTGCTTCCAGAGGAGTTATTCCATATACAATAGCTACTGTACGTAAACAAGCTTCAATTTATTTCAAATATTCCGATGATCAATACAAAGCAGTAGAAGCTACTCTATCTCAATTGCCTTTAATAAATGAAGCTGCTATGAAAGAAGCACATATCCCTGAAACAGAAAATGGTATAGTAGGAAATCCTAGCCAGGGAGTTAGCGAGCCTACAGCGCAGGTTGATACAGAAGGGATAGATTCTGGAGTAGCATCAGATGCTAAGATAGCCAAACAGGCAACAATAGTTCCTCAGGTGTCTCAGAACAATGGAGAACAGAAACCCCTATTTGAATCTAAGTTAGTAAATACTTTGAATAGAACAGGTGTGGCAAAACGTATTAAAACAGCACAATACAAACAAAGTTAATTTTTTTTAATTCGTCCTTTTAAATAGGAATCGCGAAAAGTAAATTTTAATTAAATATTTATAAAGAGGTTTTCAAATGTCTAAAGTATTAGTACCTTTTGCAGCGCAAAAGAAATTTTATCACGTTAGTGATGACGTTGTAGCAGCTGGTTGGTTAGCAGGACAAGCTTTTACATTAGCGTCAGATGGACAAACTGCTGAATTAGCTACAGCAGATGAGGCATTATTTGTTGCAATAGATAGCCCAGATGAATTAGCATCTCCTCCTACAGGTTCTCTTTGCACGTTCGCTTTCGGATCAGGAACTGAAATTATAATTGATCACAGTGAAGAAGTTGCAGCTGAATCTAATGATAGAGCTTATGAATCAGAAGTGGAATCTGCAAGTGCAGCAGCTGATCTTTACATAGGTGCAACAGGTAAATGGCAGACAACTCCTACAGGATCTGTAAAAGGTAAGATGTCTGAAGTTCCTACTGCTGATAACAACTATAGATTAGGAATTTTCTTAAGATTCTAAAAAATTAGTTCTTTATTTTTTTTTTCTTCCGGAGAGACTCTATTTTACTCCTAGAATAGAGTCTCTTTTATAAAAGAGTTTTTAATTGTTACGCGTTAATGCTTTGCTTTAACGTTTTTGCGATAAATTTATTTAATTATCGTTCACTTTCAATAAGGAGAAAATAGCAATGAACAAACCTAAAAATGGTTTTGCAATTGAAAAAGAAGCTGCTGGTGGAAATGATACATATCAAAATTATCAGCAATCAGTAACCAATTCAGCTGATGTATGGGATATGTTGATGTCAGAAGGCGGACGCCAGACAGTCGCTGCACAAATGGCAGTGCCTATCCGTCAAGAACTAGATTATGTGGGTGTATCTAGAAAGTTTTTCGAAATTGATGTTTTAGCACAAGGTCAGATTGCTAGATACGACAAAGATATTGATACTCCAGCATATGTTGTATCCAAAAAAGGTAGAGTTAATCAGTATGATGTAGAAGCGGAATATGTAGAACCTCCTACATGGGAAATTTTTGCACCAGCTCATATTAGATTATCTCAAATCCAACAAAGAAGATTCAATATTCTTGATAGAACTCAGGAAAAAATTCGTATTGCTGTTCAACTGCAGGAAGATGATCAGTTCTTGCATCTTTTAAATACTACAACTGCAGGAAACCAGGCTAACAATCCTGATGTAACTGAAAATACAAATGGTTGTTCAAAATCTTTCTTGAATAAAATAGTTACCCGGATAATGGATCACGATCTTCCCTGTTATGGTCTTTTAATGAGATTTTCTTCTTTTAAAGATTTAAGAGATTGGGATCGTGATGAAGTTGACCCTGTATCGATGAGAGAGATCTTAGAAACGGGTTTATATGGTAATATCTGGGGTATTGATATAATCGTTTCACGTAGAGTTCAAGCAGGCACAGTTTACGCTATAACAGAACCAAGATTCTTTGGTGTAATGCCCGTAAGAACTGAGTTGATCTTAATGCCTGATGATCAACCAAGAGAAGCAGTTATAGGTTATGTTGGTTATGAAGAGATTGGTCAAGCCGCGGTTGTTCCTAATGGTGTTTCAAAAGGAACTCACAACGTTATTGTGTAATCTAATATAACGTAGTTATATTCTTTAGTCATTATTCAAAAGGTATGTACCAAAAGTACATACCTTTTTTCATGTTTTAACGTGTAATTTTAAAATATAAAAACTAAAAGAAATATGAGTGAATATAAATATAGACAAGGAAAGATCTATACGGTAGATGGTATAACAGGTACGTTAAAAGAAATCAAAGAGAAGAAAAATCTTAAAATATCTACACAAGCTTTGGGAATAAGAATAAAAAAGGGTAAACCTATAGATGGTAAATATAAGGCTTTTGGAATTGTGGGCACAATAGAAGAAATAATAAAAAAGAAGAAATTAGAAATAAGTCCGTCTACTGTAAGATGCAGGCTGTGGAAGGGTATTTCAATTGAAAAAGCTTTTATTTTAGAAAAATATAAAAGCAAGTATAAAATTGACAATATAAAATATAAGTCTATAAGAGAGATAGCGAAAAGAAGAGGGATATCTTATAGTACATTATGCAAAAGACTACAAAAAGGAATGCCTTTAGATATGGCTGTTAAAGGGGAATACAAATATGAAATAAAGGGTACACAATATAAATCTTTGAAAGATATAGGAAAAGCTTACAACATACCTCAAAATACCATATCTCAAAGACTTAAAAAAGGAATGTCTTTAGAAGAAGCTGTTACAACTCCTCGTAAAAAAATTGTTAAGAAAAGTAAAACGAAAAAATATTTTTATAAAGGAAAATATAAGTCTATTGCGGAACATACGCGGGAATATTCTAATTTAACTCCTTCAAATATTAGATACAGAATGAAGAAAGGGATGTCCTTAGAAGAAGCATTAGAAATACCCAGATTAAGAGAAAGAAAAAAACAACTTAAAAAAATAGAGTTTTACGACCACTACAAATATAATGGGAGTTTTTTACCTAAAAAATATTTAATTAAAAACTACGCTCTTGTATCTTCTTGGTTAGTTAATTATAGATTGTCAAAAGGATGGGATATAACATGGGCTTTAAGATATAAAGGATCAGAAATTCCCAAGGGTGCAAAAATAGTTAGTTTTGATGATACATCATTAGATACACCCCCTTTACAAACCTATTTTGATACTAAAGAAGGTTTATTAAATCTTACGGAGGTTATTAAAAAATATGGGAAATCCCCTATGAGTACGATCTTAGATAAAATGAAAAGAAATAGATATAGAAGGTTTGTGATGAAATACACATTTGAAGAAGCTATATTAGGCAAAAGTGATAAATCTATTAAACGAATACATAAAAAACAAGTAAAATTAGTAATAGAACAAAATAAGAAATGGAAAGAGGATGTTCCTAAATCACTAGAATTTAAAAAAGAAGGTACTAATGATGAAAACATATATTGAAACTTCTAAACCTATACAATATGTAGAATGTTCGTGCGGATATTTAGTTAGAGAATGGTTTTCCGGAGGAGATTTAGGAGCTATATATTTTGAATACATAATAGGAAAAAATTGCCCACATTGTAAAAATGATACTATTTATTTTAATAATGTACAAATAATAGAAACTTATTTAGTTACTAAAACGTTATTTAGAACAAAGAAAAAATTAATAGGAAAAGAAAGATGGAACGAATTAAAAAAGCCTTTGTAAAGTACTTAAAACCATCCCTACCTCCTCATATTGTTTTAGCTATTATTTGCACTAATATTATTATGATACTATCTTATCTTAAATTTTATGAAAAATGGTTAATCTACGCTTTTATAATTTATAATTGCTTGCCTTTTGTAGTTATGTTTTTAAATTGGCGTATAGAAGTAAACCTCAAAAAGAAACTACCTTAAAACCTCTCATTTCCGTTCGATATAGCAGTTATACACTAACCTTAATATGCTAGCTGTATAAAGTGTCTGATGAAGAGATTTTATACGTTAGCAATGACTGTTTGCCATCTACCTGAGTTTACAAATCGCGCTTTAGGTTTCACAGGTAAAGGTTGAGGATCTATTTGACTATTTGCTTTTTTCTCCCCACTATGTCTAATGTAGTGATGTTTTTCAATATCTCCGAACCAATGATTACATTGAATGCAATATCCGCGTTTCTCTTTATCCATATAAGAACTCCTTTAATTTAAGAGATTATATTTTATTCATAAATCTATAATAGGTCTAAATAGTTTTTTACAATTTTTTTACAATTTTTTATTAAATGGAATAGTGTCAGGAAAGAGGAAAAAAAAAATTAATCATACTTTTACTAATCTAATCATTGGTATTTTTGCACCGTCTTCCGCAACTTTCTTTTCTAATAACTTTCGTGGATTTTCTAATAATCTTTCCACATATCTTCCTTTTTCCACCTCTCTTCCTACATATCTAAATAAAGCTTTACCTTTATTGAAATAATTTCCGCCAAGATATCGGGCATCTTTTTTTATATATCCAATAAATTCTACCAAAGCTTTAGTAGAAATATAATTATGTTGAATTAATTTTCTAATTATTTTTATAGCTGTCACGTTACTACATTTAAACAATCTACTTACACTACCAATTGTAATAACAGGTCTCTTTATACTTTCTAAACCCATATCATCTATTTTAACATTTTTTAATATCTTGCGTTTAGTATGAGGTTTCATTTCTCCTATTCCAATTCCGTATGTTAGAGAAATGTTATATTTTTGTTGATGTAAGTTGTTGTTTATTGTTAAAAATTCTATTCTATTTAACATGCCCTTGAAAGACATATAGGGTCTTGTAGAAAGGCACGTGGTTGCAAATTTCTGTTTCTTAGGATTATTTTTATCAAACGGAATTCTTAGAACTTTACTAGCTTTTCTAAATAATAAATTTCCATCTCTTTCTTCTACTAAATCTTCTTTTATTAGTACATTTATATATCTTTGAATGGTTTTTGAATGCAATCCTGTCAAAGAAGATAGTTTGGCATAAGAATAACTGTAGATTATAGAATGACTGTATTTAGCCTTTATAAGGTAGTAAAGAGCAAGAGGTTTTCTATAACCTTTCTTGCACATCATTTCTAAAAGTTGAAGATTAAAACGAGTAGATTTTTTCAAGAATTCCAGTATGAAGTTGAATTAGTTTAATACACGAAAGAAAAAAAGGCATTTTTTAATTGTAAGATGTCAAAAATTAGCCTATATATATTTTATATATACAAAAATTTTTAGAGAGGTTTTTTAATGAAAGAAAAAGATAAAGCTAACTGGAATGTTAAATGGAGGATTGAAAAGTATAAAGCAGAAGATTTCAATCAAGGAAAATCCCCCCTACTTGGTAGAGGATTTTGATAATAATCTTCTATTAAATGAAGGAACGATGAGACCATAGTAAAGACGGGTTCTGTTACTAGAATTTATATTAATTCATTAAACAATTTTGGAAGAATTTAACAATGGCAAAAAAATTTAGAGCAAAATTTTCATCTTCCGGACTTACTGTAACGGTAGATACCTACGATGAAGATGATAATTTAGTAAGTTCTGATTTAGAGGCAAATGAAGTGGGGGGCACTCAAGTCTATAGTTGTATGGAACCTAGTGATACTGCTGTATGGGGAAACTTTAAACCTAGTGTTGGGGATAATATTTTTGTATATGAGAGTTTTAACATTGCATTGCAAAATTTTATATTAGGGGATGGAGATACACCTGTAAATCATAATACAGGAGGATCTGATAATTTATCTTACAAATTAGGTTCCGCTGGTATTGATAATGCTACCGTAACAGCTTATGTAAAAAGTGAATATGATAGCGGAATTCTTACAGTAAGGGGAAAAACTTATACTAACGCCTTGGGAAGATGGGTAAATTCACTATATTTAAATAGTGGAATAACATATGTAATTATTTTTGAAAAGCCCGGAGTATACGGGCCAAATAGAGCAGAGGTAACTCCATGAGTGTGCAAGGAACTCCTGTAACAGAATCTATTGTTCTTACTACAGAACAAAGATTTTTTCTGGATATGTATAGAAGTTTCTTTTCTATGAGATTAACTGCTGCGGAGGGTTCTGTTTATATTTTAGATTCTAAATTAGGGGATGCTGAATTATGGGAAGATTTACGATTGGGAATAAATCTTTTTAATTCATGGCCTCCTAATATTACGTTTATTAAATTTAAACAGTTATACAGACCTTTACAGCAAGCACAAGATAGAGGGGAAAATATTTTAACAGGGGAATCTACAGATGCTTCGTCTCTTATGTTATCTCCTATTTTTATGTGTGCTTTATTTTGGACGGGAGTAAGGTTGCAATGGTTTGAGGCTGGCAAGCATTTTGAATATAATGATAATGGTATTTCTATTATTAGAAGAAAACAACAAGATTATGGTAATATAATAAATGGGTCGGTTCTGCAATTTCTATCTGCACAATTATCCTTGTTGAAAAGAACATTAAAATTTCAAATAACTAGACCTAAGGGTTTATTTTCTGGTGGATTAGGATTTCCAAGATCTCTTACAAGAGGACAAAGGGGTACAAGATTAGGCGCGTCTTTATAATGATTTTTTTTTTATTTAACTAAATTAAAAGAGGAGTGATGTATAAGTGGAACCATTTATTCAAATTATTCTTGCTGTGATGGCCATTTTAACGCCTATACTAGTGACTATAATAGGTTTTTTAGGAAAATCTAAATTTCGTTCTATTGATGAGGGTATAAAAGAAGCTAAAAGAGACGCAGAAGAGGCGCAAAAACGCTCAGATGAGATTGAAAGTAATTATAATGCTAAATTTGCAGAAGTAAATAAAAATATTTTAACCTTAAATGTAGGTATGGAATCTGCGCGTGCTACTACAATACAAAGTTTATATTCTATGGAAACAAAGATTTCAAACAAATTACATGACATTCAAATGGCAATTGTTTCTGGGAAATTGCAATCTATTTCACCAACAGAGAAAAGTGATTCTTGAATCCTTTAACAAACCAATATGATCACGGATTAGGTGCCTCGGAAGATGGAATAATAAACTACATGAAGGAATCTCACGTAGTTCAATCTAGAATATCTTCTATCCCTTGTTATCTTATTCAATTGCACCCTACGGGGTCTTCTGTAGGTACTAGTTTATCCCCTATAGAACTTGATGTTTTTACTAATGATGGATCTAATTATAGAGGCACTATATGGGATAATGTTGGAGATAAACCCGATCTTAGATTAAGAACAGATGAAAACGAAGAACCTATAATTGTATTAAGTGATTCAGTACAACTAAACAGAGTTATTGAAGTAGAAGATATAGAAGAGGATAATGAGTATGCTGTAGTGGAGAGAAAAGATTTATCCTCCAAAAGAGTAGAGATTGTATTTAATTCTGGTTTTAATCCCAACCTTCATACTATAGAGTATTATTATAAGGGTGTAACAAAAGGCATAAGCAATATAAGGCAAAAACCCGGTGAGGACGATTCTCATAGTCTTTTTGGTTGGACACAATATTTAAATAGCTACTCAGATCAATTTGTAGGCCAAAATCAAATCTTAGTTAGATTACCTCTAACTTCACGCAATCTCACTTTAAGCGATGAAGGCTTAGTTGTATTGGAAGAAAGAGATTCTTGGATGATTTGGGAACCATATGTAAAGGAAAGAGATATAATTGTGGTTCCTGTTGAATACTCTTTTACAGGAAAAGAAGAGAGATTTGAAGTTATAGATAAGAGAGATTCTGTTATTCAAAGAACTTTAATATCTCAAAGATTTAAGTTAAAACATTTAGAATACGCGGATAAGAGATATAATTTACCTATACAAACATGAAAGTAGAATTAACCTCTAAAGGAAGTGTGAAATTCTCGTGTCCAGGATGTAAGACATGGCACGATATACCTACTCAACACTCTGATAATAATACTAAGTGGGATTTTAATGATGATTATAATAATCCAACTATTTTCCCTAGTATATTAGCACAGGGATATAGTTACCCTTTAAAATCCGATTATATTTGCCATTCCTTTGTAGAAAAGGGAAAAATAAGATTTTTACAAGATTGTACACATCCTTTAAAAGGACAAACAGTAGAACTACCTGATATAAAGAAAGATTAATATGTATTGGCGATCTGAGAAAGAATTAATAGAAGAATTTACATCTATTCTAAGAAGAATATTTACTTATGTAGAACAGGTAGAGAATAAGGATAGAGAATTAATAACACTACCTACGGGGTCATTAGCTAAATCTATTTTTGAATCTTTTTCTTCAACAGCAGAATCCTATCCTCAAATACAAGTGGATTCTGGGGGACTTTCTTTTACCAATTATTTAAATAATCTAATTTCAGAAGTGCAAGGAGAAGAATCTTTTATAGGGAATAGACCTTTAGAATCTGTTATTGTAACCGATCAATACCCATTACAAGTAAAAATACCTACAGATATTGATAACATGACAATTAGAGGAATATCTATTCCTTTATCCGCTGTTGATTTTGATGGGGGAGAAAATGTAACCATTAATTTATACAAAGATTTTACTACAACACCTGTTTTAATGTCATCAGGATCTTTATACGGGAATCCATCAACTACGTTTTTAGAAAGTTTTGCAGAAATATATCCTCAAGTAACCATACAAAATGATGAAGATTGGTGGATGGAAATTGTTCCTGCGGAAGATAACAAATATCTTTTTGGGATTGATCCTACAGTAGACAACACCTATATATATTATAACAATGGAGTAGAAGTTCAAGAAACAGGTTCTTTATATGGTAGTCTTCTTTCCCCTTCTTTTATTAGAGTAGGAGGGAAGTTAGAGGGCACTATTTTAATAAAATGTTCTGCAAAAGGTGATTCTTCTACTGCGAGAGACATTGCATCAATAGTTTCTATTTATTGTGAACTTTTAAAGCAATCTCAAATATATAGAAAGAGTGACGACAGTGAAAAGTTAAGATTAATATTTGGATCTTCTTTTGAATATGACGAGTGGTTAGAGAGAGGAATAAGAATTAAGTCCATCCGTCAATTACCGATTAATAAAAGAGTTAGATCCTCTAAAGATATAATTTATGAATCCATTATAACGATTGATATTTTAACAGAATGGTATAAAGATTTTTCAGGAAATTCATTAAAAGAAATAGATGTTAATATTAGAAGTTTGCTACCTCAAGAATTTCAAACAATGAATATAATAGTTAAAGATTCTTAAACAAAATTAAAAGGAAACAAAATATGACAGTAGTAAAGTTAATCGGATATATTGTGGCTTTATTAGCAGCAGGTATTTTTACATTTGCGTTTCCAGGTAGTGGGGTTGAAATCTTCGTAGTAGGATTGCTTTCCAGCATAGCCGCACAATTTGGAATTACGAAATGGAGAGTAGAGTATGAGCAGTTTAAGGTTTGGTACCAATCTAAAACTTTAGGGGGTTCCTTATTTGTAGTAATACCTTTAATGGCATATCAAGTGATACAATTCTTTGGAATAGAAGTACCGACCTGGGCATTACCTGTTATTATAGGTATGGTAGTTGCTGGAGGAGGTCAAACTATTATTGGTATCATCGACGCCGTAAGAAATAAATAAAGTTTTACCACTACCTTCATTAGGACCAAACGGGAAGAATTTGAAAAAGTTCTTCCTGTTTTATTTTTAACCTCTTTCGGCTATATTTAATTATAAAAACTATGCAAATCAGAAGAAAGAAAGTTTTCCCAAAAGATAATCAAGCAGCCCACATCCAAAGAGATCTTAGCATGTATACGAGAGTGGGAAAGATTGAGCAGGTAAATCCTCAAGAAGGAACTTGTACTATTCGTTGGTTAGATAAACCAGGAATGCGTTATAATGTGTTACTTACTCAAGGGTCTCCAAAAGAGTGGAATATTCCAGAAAGAGGAGAGATAGTTTTAGTTACGTTTGATCACAATGAACGAGCAAGAATTATTAGATATATTAACTTGGGTCATGCTGTAAAAATAAAAGAAGTAAAATCTCTTCCGAAGTTAAAGGAAGGGGAAAAATTGTGGGAAGGAGGAAGAGGAAGTTATATATACATGCAACAGAATGGGAATATTCTGCTATCTACTTTAGATCAGGGTTTTTTTATTTTAGAAGCACAAACGGGTACTTTAAAAAGCGAAACTGTTAATTGGAAAGTTTCAACAGAAGGAGGTATAGCTAATTTTGGGTTAGTGAAGAGATTTAAAACAGATGGAGAAACAAGAGAATTCCAAGAAATAATAGATGAAAATGGTGATGCATATACAGAGTTTAGAATTAGAATGGTAGAAACCGCAGATGGTACTTTAGGAATTACAGGAATTGATGATCCTTTTATTGACATAACCTTAGGCACATATATTAATTTTGATGGAAATGTTGTGAATAAAAATAATGAAATTGCAACACCCACAAAACAATTAGCTGTAAGAATAAGTTTAAAAAATGGCGTGAAAATTGAAATAGATAAAGAAGGGAGAGTATCTCTAGAAGCAAAGTCGTGGAATATAAACAAAGGGGAGGTGGATGTTGATGACCCAGACGCAGCACTAGGATTAGAAACTGCTAGTACAAAAGGTAGTAAAGGACAACATGTTGCAAGAGAGCACGATAGAGTAACAATCCCCATATCTACATCCTTTGTTGATGCAGAACATACAACACTTAATCAAAAGTCCTCTTCTAATGTTAGCGGGGCGTTGACTCAATTGGCAGGAGCTATAATGTCACCTGCTGGTAGTTGTTTTCTTATCCCTACCACTTTGCAAGGGAACGTGAAATTAGAAGGAGAAATAACGGAAGGTGCAGAAAATACTTACGTAGGAGATTAAATTGCCTGAACTTAAGAAAGATATACAAGCAACTTCTATAGCAGAAAAGATTGCTAATGATATTAATGAGAAGTTTGGAATTACATGGGTAACACCTCTACTAGTTCAAGTTTTTATAGTTTTTACTATAAAAGTGAGAGATATCATTTATACTTATTTAGTTTCCCTCAAAGCATCTTTAGAAATAAAAAAAGCTAAATTTGTTAGAGAAACGCAAAAAGGAGATGCCCTAGCAGAAAAACTTGCACAGTTGAGAGTATTGACAGCCATAACCACAGAACAGGTAGATTCTATTTTAAGAATAGTTCCCATCGATTCTACTTTGAAATTTATTCCTGAGGTGGATGAGTTTTTACAATCTTTAACCTCAAATGTTGCAGTAAAAATTCCAGAAAGCGCTATATATAATACAATAGGAATTGGAGGTTTTGAACTTCTCGAAGGAGTGACTGATTGGACCTCATTAAAGGAAAAAATAGATGAAATAGAGTTTAGATTAACTAGAGCAACTGCTTTATCTAATTATGCTCAAGCAGGTTCTGCATATATTGATAATTATTTAGAAAAGATTGATGTGTACCTTGAGATAATAGTAACATTGAATACAGAAAGTATCTAATGGATTTTAGAGGTGAAATTACTTGTAACCATTTAGTAGGTAATCCCGCAGTAAGTTTTACTTTGCAAAATTGCCCAAGGTGTTTAGGAAAGGGTGTTTACGGTGGAATTTCTACTGATGGAACAGGAGATATTTCTTTTGTTGAAAAAGCTGATTACTTAGAGCAGAATATAAAAAAAATTTTAATTTCAAAAAGAAATAATAGAGGATATGGTTTTAATTACGAATTATTGAAATCTGTAATAGATCCTACTACTACTACTGTTATTAAGAGAGAAGTAATAAGATGTTTAACGTTTCTTCAAGCCCAACAACAAGAAGATAAGAAAAGAGGAGTTAGATATTTACCGTCTGAAGAAATAGTTAGTATAAGCGATGTTCAGGTTGGCACAGATGAGGACGATCCTAGAATAGTTCTTGTTTCCTTATCCGTTTATACTCTACAAGGAAATCAAGTAAAAGTAACAGAATCTCTATTTAGGTAAAAAGGAGATAATTAATTGGCTAGAAGTTTTGATGTAATTGCTGAATTTTTAAGAAAAAAAATAATAGCAAAAAATAAAAAAATTAAGACACACAGAGGATCTTCTGTTAGTGATGTTGTTATAGAAGGTCCCGCAGAAGAATTTTCTCGATTGTATGAAAAAGCAGAAGAAGTGTCCTTAAATCAAGCCTTGGAAACTTCTAATCCCGAGGGTTTAAAAAGTTTAGGAATTAATGAGAATAAAAGGAAAAAAGCGGGAGTACCGGCTACTGTTGATATAACATTTTTTAGTAATACAGCACCTGTATCAGATATTAATATTCCAATAAATACTATCGTGACCACACGTGTTGGAATATCTTCTTTAGAAGTAAAATTCAGAACACTAAGAAACTCCAAGATGTATGCATCTTTAGCAAATACTTATATCAATTCTGAGACAGGTAAATATGAAATAACAGTAGAAGCGGAAGCTTTAGTTGCAGGTAAAAATGGTAATGTGGGGGCTTACAATATCAACTCAATTGTAAATCCTATCACTGGGATTAATGGATGTTATAATGCCTTGGCTGCATCAGGAGGAACAGACGTTGAAAGTGATGATGCTTTTAGACAAAGACTAGCAATAGGAAAAAGAGGAAATACAATAGGTACTACAGATGGGCTGTTGAGTATAGTTTTAGAGAATGAAGATGTAGAAGACGCTGTACTAGTAGGCAGTAGAGAATCTACCAGAGAAGAGATAGGAGCTATAGATATTTATGTAAAGGGATTAAAGGTAACGCAGTTTACAGATACTTTTTCTGCGGATGGTAACGTAACACAATTTATTTTTACCAAACAACCAGTTACCTATTCTCCTATCCAAGTTTTTACCTTTTCTGATGATTCAGTAGTATCTCCTTCTTATTCTTTAGTAAAAGACACAGCAGGGTATGGAGGTTCTGTAGCGGGATTAGATAAAATAGTTTGGGCTAGTGCCTTAGATCCTGATTTAGGTAATGGTTATGTTATTTATTCTTATAATTCTTTAATCGAAGAACTTCAAAACTTGTTTAATGAATCTAGTAAAGATTTACAAAACACAGATATTTTAGTACACTGGGCTAGAGAGATTGCTATTGATTTAACTTTTTCTATAAGATTATTGCAGGGCTTCGATGAAAGTACTGTTAAATCGGAGATTAACGATAATTTATCGAGTTATTTTAGTCAATTGCGTATAGGGGAAGAAGTGCAGCAATCGGATGTGGCAGGTATTATTATAAACACTTCGGGTGTGGATGATATAATATTGCCATTATCTCTATTTAGAAGTTCTGATAGTACTATTTTACAAAATTCTTTAGGAAATCTAAGTATTCCTAACAGTGCATATGCGTCATTAGGCACTGTTATAATTGATGTAGTAATTACTTAAAAGTTATAACCTTGGCAATTTTTTTAAATTGGAAAGATTACGATGATGGTAGTAAAGAGAGATTTATTATTTCTCTTTTTTCATCTGTGTCTAACAGATGGTATCCCCCTTCTTCTGTTGTAAACGCAACATCAGAAAATTTTTTAGATACATATGACGTTTTTGATGTATACTCTGAAGAATTTTATCTAGCTAATACAGAAATAGATCAAACATTTGATGATTTATCTATTCATTCCGTCAGAACATCTCCTGTAGCAGACAGAAACTTTTCTAAATTATATGATAATTTTGGTTATTCTTTTGAAACCCCCAAACTTCCTAATCAAAAATATGATGTTTTTAATACTGGTAGCGTAGTGCAATCTTATAGACAAGAATTACGATTTTTACAAAAAGCTTATTTAGAAGGCACAACAGATGGGGCCTTAAATAATGTAGGATATGCATTTATGGGAATAGCTCCTATTTTAGAAGAATCAGTAAAAGAATATGGTGGGTGGATATTAACTACTTATTCTGGTAGTGTGCAAAAAGTAGGGGAAGATTTAATTATTACAAATGTAGATATCCCAAAGGTTGGAAATATTTTAAAAGTATCTGATCCTGTATTTTTAGAGGGGGATTCATTTGTTTATTCTTTTTCTAAGTTGGGGTACAATACTAAATTAAGTAGTAAAAAGAATTTTAATTCTAGAATAAAATTAACTTTTTATACACATGAAACAGGGTCCACATTTAAACAGTTAGTTGAAAAGAATGTAAAGAAATTAGTCAGAGCAGATATAAAACCCCTTATATACTATGATGATAACTTTGTTTTCACTAGACCTTCTTCTTCTACAATAGAAGATATAGTATTAAATGATGTATTAACTACTTCGCATCATGGGTATATTTATAATACTAAAAGAATATTTCCTACAGGATCTTTTTACGAAACAGATATATTAGAGTTACCATCTAATTATTTTCAATATGATTGGTTCTACGATTGGATGACTAACACAATAAATCATGGTGAAATTGAAGTAGGAATTAGATCATACTCTTCGGGCAGTATTCCAGATACTGTTGCGTATAAACGCTTTACTACCGAATATCCTCATTTACTTACTGCCCCAGAAAATGCATATCACTCTCATTGGATATTCAACAGTGAAGATACTTTATGGGATATAGGGGTTTATGGAACTTCATCTGTGGGCAATAATCTTATTATCGGTAGTTCTAGTACATTTTCTTATATTGGGGCAAGAGATGAAAGAAGATTTTCTTTAAAAAATGAAGATGATTATAGTTTTTCTACATCAGGATCAGTCGGAATTAATTTTCAAGGGGCATTTTCTTGTGAAATATGGGCAGACGGTATTGATACCAATGGGAGTAACAACCTTCAAAGTTTTTCTCTTACACATACAGATGGATCGGGAGATGATTATTATTCTATTTATTTTAACGGTGTATTAAAAAGATTTGGAATAGATACTAGTTTAAGTGGTGCCAGTACGGGGTCTTTTGCTGATATAGCAAACTATTTCGATGAGGATCCTCATAGATTTCATTACTTCGCACTTTCTTACATTCCCGGGAGGATTTTCTTTTATATAGATGGAAAATTATTTTCTGAAGAAGAAATAACTTTAAATATGCCGGATATTCCTAGTTCTTCAATTTATGTAAATTGTTTGGGTTCAGGTTTAGCTATAGATGAAATTTTATTATCTGAAGGTTTTTTAGATGAAGAGAGAGCAGCTAATAACTATTATAAATCACAACCACGCGTATATAGAGTGGGAGTGCCTTCAGATAGTTTACTTGATAGATATCACCAAGCAAAATTTACTTTTACAGCTTATGGAGAAAAAGAGATAGAATATCATCAATTTTCAATGAGGGGGAAACCCAAACCGATAGAAACAGTCTTAGAACTCGATGAAACAGGATTTAATTCACCTGATTATACCGGATGGACGGCAACGGTAGGAGAAGTTGAATTACATGAAATTATTCCAATATAAAAAATATGGCATATACCACAACTAAAATAAACGGAATTGATGTAGTTGTTCTGAATGAAAGAACACTCCAAGGCGGGATACAACCGGATGAAACAGATCCATACCTGACAGTACCTTTTACATGGATAGGTTTATTCAGATTTACTAATTTTTCCGGCAATGCAGTCAATCCCACAACACCCTCAGATTATGCAAAGGCAATGCAAATAACAGATGCAGATTTGTCACCCGGATTAGTATTATCAGTAGGAAAGGATGGTTCAAGTGATGCGGTAGCATTTATGGCAGCAATTACAGGATTAACATTAGGAACCTTTATAATCGTGGGACAGGAAGGACCGGGGGTATTTAGTGAAGATGCTCTCGAAGTAGATCAGGCATATATAATGGTATTTCAGGTAGATGAAGATCAGTCATTAAAAGTATTGGTAAACGGGAAAGGATATCAGGCTGATGCTATAAATGATGTCGGATTTACAAACATTGCAAAATTAATACTTGGTAATATTATAGGTTTTAAAACAGAAATGATATTAAATGCCGGCAGACAGCATGCTTATTCCGGTATACTAACATTAGAGCAATGCAATGAGAAAGCAAAGGAAATGGCAGATGCTTATGCCTTAACCTGGACTGATGTAGATGAATTTCAATCAGTATAAAAAGAGTAAAAGAAATGAATGATTATATCATGGCTATAATTTAAACAACTTTGATACCCCCTTTCACGGAAAAATAGGCGAATTTTTTTATTTTTCGAGAGTTTTGGAAGATAAGGAAATAGACTATCTGGGAAATTATCTTTCAAGGAAATATGGTGTTTTTTGGTCAAATATTACTGTATAAAAAATAAGATATAATTTGTAAAAGTTAAGATATAACACTATTAATTTATCAATGTTAAAAGGATTTTTAAATTGAAAAAACCATTCTTTTTTAATGACCAGTATGTTTTCTCAGATGATTTAAATTATTTGAATGATACTAAAGAAGAAGAGTTAACTAGTAGAATACAAGGACTCTTAAATACATCCGGAGGTATTTTTGGTAATTTGACGTATGCTACGGGTAGTATTGTATCAGGAGGTGTTTTTGGTTCCCCCGCAGATTATCTTCAAAATAAGAATTTAAGACCACATAAACAAACATCCTCTACTATTAGGATATATTCTGGTAAAGCTCTTGATGTTAATGGGGAATTAATTGAAATTCTCGATACACCTTTAAACTATAGAGATGTTACATTAGGCAATTCTACCTCTTATTATTCTTGGTTAGGTTCTGCAAATGTACAAAATTATATAAAAATAAGATATTTGCAAACTAGCGGTTCTGTGCAATCCGATGATGAAGGAAATTCATATTTTACTAGATATGATGGGGGGTTTTTTATTACAGTTAATAGCGTTGTCCCTACTAGTGAAGAAATTTTATTAGGTACTTTTACAGGAGATGGATCAGGAGCAATATCTGGTGTAATTACAGATAGAAGATTATACATAAGGCCCATTGTTCCCGCATCTGGAGTAATTTTAGATCCTACCACTAAACCCATAAGTTCATGGACTAGTGTAGAAGACCACGTAAATGCTAAAGGAAGCGGTACGCAAACCTCCACTAATCCTCATGGATTAACGGCTGCCGATGTAGGAGCTACAGGTGTTCAAGATCATAGAATAGACAATCATGTTTCGGGAATTATTGCTACCGATGGAGTATATGATAGTGGAGTGTACGGATCTTTTACTCCTACCCCTACCGATACCGGAGGACCATCTATTATAAGTTTTTCGGCACCGGCATCAAATGCTGGAATTGCCGTAGGCGGTGAAGTATTTACTGCTGCCATTCCCGATGTGGATTTAACAGATAGCAGTATTTTTGCATCCGGAGATGTAAATTATTATGTATACCTAAATGCATCTGGATCTATTGAAGCCCAAGCAGGTACTACCGGATTAGTTACTCCATCTAAATATGTTTTATGCTCCATTACAAGGGAGGATGGCGGGTCAGATTTTTCTAATTTTGTAGATAGAAGAACTTATTTTGCTAATACACCTAGTATAATAAGGGCAGATTTTATTGAGGGGGTTTCCAACCCTGCTACTACTTTACCTCTTGAGGCCTCACTTGTAACAACACTCGATCGAATAAGGTATCAATTAAGTAAAGCAATAAACGGTACTACTACGGCTTGGAATTCTGCTTCCCCCCCATTGACTGCCGGTGGATTATCAAATGCAGACGCCTATCATACCCATACCCGTTCGGCAGGTACAAGTTTTACTATAAATTACAATGGCACAGATTCACTTCCAGCGTATCTACGGTTTCATAAGGGAAGTTCCCAATATGCGTCTTTGGGATGGTTTAGTAATTTTTTCTTTTTATGGAAGACAGAAGGTACTGAATTTGGAAACTTAATATTAAATGATGTGGTTGTAAGTGGTAATTCAGTTATTTTTGCTACTACAGGAAGTGTGGTACCGACATTACAATGGGATAATGATGGTAAATTCGGAGCCTTTGAACACGTTAGTAATGGTCTTTATGCCGATCTAAAAGCTAAAACACTGCTATTACAGCCTAATGAAGCGAGTGTTGAAGTAGACATAGAATTTGGTCAAAATAGAAGAACTATTAGACATTTTTATGGAGATGCTAATAATAGAGGATTTAGATTTCTATCAACTAACACACCCGGAAATACATCATACGAGGATATATACGTAGGAAGCATATTTGCAAGTGGAAACTTAGAGGTCGGCGGTAGTGTAAGTGTAGGAAGTGAAGAAATTACAGAGGCTAAGATTGCTCAATGGGATACTGTTGCGGATACTTTATTTACATCAACAGGAGCGGTAATACACACAGAAGCTGTTACACAAAATAATACAAGTAGGTATTGGTATCAGAATATACACAGTACACCGTCAATGTTAATTGCTAAAGGTAAATTACAAACTGTATCAGGATACGGTACACATTTAGGACTAACCTTTGTACCGGCATCCGGATCTGTTGCTGCTACCTTACTTGAGGAAGCTATGATTTCTACACAGCGAGGTACGGGTGTAGTACTAAATCCAGCTATAACTTTAAATATTATTGTACCTCCAAGTGCATGGGTTGAAGTGTATATGCATGCTCCTAGTATTATTGACTCTGATAGTGATTTTACTATATATGAAATATACTAAGAAATCTAAGATAAAATATTTATTATTGGTTCTTTGAAATACTTGATATGGCTACGTGTATGCTAATAAATACCAATGGCAGCCATCCACTTAGTGGTTATATTTATTTATAAAATTATAATAAATCATTAAGTATTAAACGTCTGCTGACAGTTTATATAAATAGTATTTTTGTTAAGCTTAAATAGAAAGGTAGGTGATGCAATAATTATGTGATCGTTTTTAGCAGATAGAATAGAGAATTACCGGAATATATTATACCTGTAATAGGGGTGGTATTATGTAGATTTTCGGAATTCGCCTGGTAATGCTAATGCTTTGTTATATTTATATAAGATAGAGTAAGAAGCAGTTAGCAAGAATAAAAAATAAACTTTCCTTTCTTTGTGTATAAATAAATTATACATCTCTTAAATCACATCAATCAATAAATGCTGAGATAGATTCTTTTTATTTTTAAATTTTTTTTAAAAAGGTTTCTGTGCAAAAAATAAAAATTTTCTTTCTTTGCGATGATATTAGAGCCTACTCGGGGGTTTCAATTCAAGCTAATAAACTTTTAAAAGGATTATTAAAAAAGGGTAAGTACGAAATCATTCATGGGGCAATTGCTATAAATCACAACAAAACACCCTTTAAAGGGGAAAGTCACAACTATTTTGGGATTAAGGTTTACGACCTTCCTTCTTATTCTACTAAAGCTGGTGATTGGAGAATAGTTGATTGGATTATTCAAACCGAACGTCCTGATATAGTCATTTGTTTCGGAGATCCTCGATTTTTTTATTATTTATTTTCAAGAGATAATGAAATTAGAACAGAAGCTAAGTTAGTATTATATCATACTTGGGATAATGATCCTTTTCCTATTTATAACATACCTAGCTATGACTCCTGTGACCACGTTGTAACAATTTCTAAATTATCTCATAACCTTTTAAAAGAAAATGGTATAGAAAATACTTATATTCCTCATGGCTATGATCCATCAGAATTTTATAAGTTACCTCAAAAAACAATTAAAGAAGAAAAAGAGAATTTCTTTTCACAATTAGCAAAAGTATATCCAGAATATTCTTCTTCTATTGATAAAATAATTTTTTGGAATAACAGGAATATGTCTCGCAAGAGACCTTTAGATTTAATGCGTGCATATGCAGATTACTTTTTAGAACATCAAAATGCTATACTATTCATGCATACAGATCCTGTGTCTCCTTCTGGTTCTGATTTGCTTTCTTATCACTCTTCGCTCGAAAAGGGCAACTTACCTATAGCATTTTCTTCAGAACCTATTGACAGTCAAAAATTAAACATGCTTTATAACATTTCAGATATTTCAGTAAATATATCTAGTGCAGAAGGATTTGGTTTATGTGTAGGGGAATCTCTTTTAACCACCACTCCTGTTTTGGGTACAAAAACTGGGGGAATTACGGAGCAATTATCTGATGGTAATAATGATTTTGGTATGCTTTTATCTCCTTTATTGAGAGTCTTGCAGGGACATCCTCTTACTCCTTATTGTTATGGTGATTTTGTTTCTACTGCTCAAGTTCAACAAGGATTTGAATTCTTATTGGGCTCAATGGGGGATTTAGAAACCAAAGGGGAAGCAGGTAGATTACATATAATAGAAAATTATCATATCGATAATACTATTGCCAAATGGAATTCTCTACTCGAAAAAGTGCAAGGGGAGGATTCTAAGTTTAAAAAATGGAAATTAATTAGTATTTAGAGGTTTATTTGAAAAAAAATATTATCTTTTCCTGCCCTGCCTATTCTATGAGTGGGTATGGCGCACATTCCAGAGATATGATAGAAGCTATTTGGAATTCAGGTAAATTTAATTTATCTATTCTTGCAAATGGTTGGGGGGGTTCTACTAATTCAAGATATTTAGGTTTAAATATAAAAGATATTTTAGATTTTTGTAATCATAATAAAATTACAGAAGAACAACCGTATACATTTGTTCATGTAGGCATTCCTACAGAATTTAAAAGAAATAGCAAATACAAGAATATTGGTGTAACAGCAGGGTTAGAAGCAGATAGGTTACCAAATTCTTGGGTAGACGGTTGTCGTAATGTAGATTTACTTATTGTTCCTACTCAGTTTGAAAAAGATCTTTTTATTAAATCGGGTGTAAAAACTCGAATAGAAATAGTGAATGAAGGAGTTGATACAGAAATATTTCATCCACTGCAAACGCCTATTCCCCTTCCCCAATATCCTACAAAATTTAATTTTTTAGCGGTAGGTCAATGGTTGAATTTTGAGACGGGCACGGATAGAAAACAAATAGGTCTTTTATTAGAATTATTTCTCGAAACATTTAAGGAAAATGAAGATGTAGGATTAGTATTAAAAACCTATCATACTAATTTTTCTACCCCAGATTTGCATATAGTAAGAGGTAAATTAGAAGAATTAAAAAATAATATTAAATCTAAAGCTCGTTTATATTTATTGCACGGAGAATTGTATGATAAAGGTCTAGCAGGATTGTATACACACCCTGACATTCACGCATTAATTTCTTTAACTAGTGGAGAAGGATGGGGGAGGCCTTTAGCAGAAGCTATGGCGTGTGACTTACCTATCATAGCAACTGGATGGTCGGGACACACTGAGTTTTTAAATGCTAATAACTCAGTAGTTTTACCTTATGTTTTACGACAAATTCCTCAATCTAATGGGATGTGGTTTGAAAAAAATATGAAGTGGGCATATGTCAATATTAATGACGTAATCTTAGCCATGAGAGATATGATTATTAACTATGATAATTATAAAAAAAGAGCTACTATAGAAGGTGTGACTTTTAGAGAAAAATTTAATAAAAAAGTGGTATATCAAAAATTAATAGAACTCCTCGAGGAATAACATATGCCGAAAATTGTAAGATTAGGCACACAAGGGGATGACGTAAAAAAATGGCAATCTTTTTTAGTTAAAGAAGGGTATGTTCTCACCATTGATGGTGATTTTGGTTCTCAAACTTTGGCAGCCACTCTTGATTGGCAAGAAAAAAACCAATTAGTAATAGACGGTTTAGTGGGTCCTATCGTTTGGGCTTTTGTATCTTCTTTGCCAGCTAAAAAATATCCCCAAAAATTAAGAACAAGCAAAGATATACTTGCGTGGATTCAATTTCATTTAGAACCTTTTATTTCGATTTCTATAACTCTTTCACACACTCAAGATATTAAATTAACCAAAGATTGGTTAGCTGCAATAGCATGCAGAGAAACAGGACATTTAATTTTAAAATATGTAAATAGAGGTAAGACTTTTGAAGAAGTTACGAAGTTAATGAAAGGGGATTATAGAAATGGGAGATATAATGGATTTGGATATTGGCAAATTGACGTGGGGTCTTACCCAGATTTCACTAATAGCAATGATTGGAAGGATCCTCAAAAAACCTGTAATAAAGCAGCTGAAGTGTTAATAGAAAAGGCTGTATATTTAACCCAAAAAGATTGGAAAAATATATTAAGTGTTGAACTTTTTGAAAGAGCAGTTACTGCTGCTTATAATTGTGGACAAAAAAATGTGGATAGAGCATTGCGAATTAATAAAGGTGTTGATTATTATACTTTTAATAAAGATTATAGTGCAGATGTATTTTATTTACGTACGCAATACAAGAGGTTATAATGACAGATTGGAAAATAACCCATATAATAGAAATTTTAAATGATGAAACTTATATTGTAAAAGAAGAAGGTAGGGAATTTTCTTTAAGTGTAAAAAAAGCATCTATACACAACGCAATGGAAGATCAAAAAAACAAAGGTTTTTTAGTTTTAGGATTTCACACTAATAAGTTTTTTTTAATTCCTGCAAGTAACGTTAAAGTTATAGAAGAAGTTAAACCAAAGAAAATACCAACACAAGGGAAATTAACTCTAAGAGGTTTTCTAGTAGAAGGCGAAACAATTAAGTTATGGAATTGGAATCCTCAAGAAGATATAACAGTGTTTGAATTATCTCTTTTACTCCCTCATTTATTAACGAGTGGGAGTAAGGTACCTATAAAAAAAGTAGATTTAGATAATATAGTTTTTAATTGGGAGAAACATTTTACTTTTCAAGAAGTGCCCATGGCAGTTACAAATTCAAAAGAATATAAAGAAATGGTAGCAAATATCAGATGAAAGAAATAGATTTTCCTCCTATAAAAGAAATAGATTTTCCTTTCCTGCGGGAGAAAAATTACGTTACTATAATTTTTCCTGTGCATAATAAACTTCTTTTTACTAAAAAAGCTGTTAATTCTATATTAGCACAAAATATAGAAGAAGGTACTCAATTAAATTTAATTATCGTAGATAATGCTTCAAACGACGGGGAAACACTTATTTATTTAAGTGATTTATCTAATGAATTTCCAAATGTTTATATTATTAAAAATGAAGAAAATTTAGGTTTTGCTATTGCTTGTAATCAAGCTATAAAATTAGCTTTAGATATTTTTCCAAATACAGATATTATCATTACTAACAATGATGTAGAATTCCTTGAAAATTGTATAGTAAATCTTATCCAAACCGCTTATTCTAAGAAAGATACTGGAATAGTAGGTGGAAAATTATTATTTCCAGATGGCACAATTCAACATGGAGGTGCCTTTTTAAATACAGGAGGTTGGGGGCAGCATTTAGGAGCAAGAGAGAATGGTGATGATGTTTTTGTTAGAAACCAAGAAGAAGAAATGGAGTATGTAACTGGCGCTTTATTTTTTATAAAAAATGAAGTTTTACAAATCCTAAAGGGTTTTGACGAAACATTTTCTCCTGTTTATTTCGAAGAGGTAGATTTTTGTTATTCAGCTAGAGATAAAGGATACAAAACTGTCTACTCTCCAAAAGCTAGGGCAATTCATTACGAAAATACTACAGGAGTAACAGTATATAATAATCGTCAAAAATTAAAAGAGATTAGCGATCAAAACCAAGTTAAGTTTTATTTAAAGCATTTGAACAAAGAATATAATACTGATAATCCTTATAAAATTTTACTAACTTGTAAGATTTATGGGGAATGGTCTTTTACTATCGTAATGAGAAATCTCGCCAAAGGGTTAAAAAGAGCTGGAGTTGATGTTTCTATAGCTCCAGAGGAATATCATCAGTTACAATCTATGTTTGATTGGGAAATTAAAGAAATGATTCAAAAACCCCATGATTACTGGAATAGAGTAGTGCTTAGATCTTGCGAAGGTGATCATATGTATTTAATGCCTCCCGGTCAAAAAAGAATAGCTCACACTACAGGAGAAAGTACTAAACTGCATAAAGGATGGGTTGATCAACTAAACGCCGTAGATTTAGTTTTAACTAATTCTACATTTTTCAAAAATGTGTTGATAGAGAATGGTGTTAATAATTCTATAAAAATAATTCCTAATTCTATTAATCCTTTTATTTACAATGAAGAAGTATTAGTATACCCTATGGATGGACTAAGAGGTTGTAATTTCTTCTCCATGTTTAGTTTTGGGGATAGAAAAGGAGTAGATATTTTAGTAAAAGCTTTTATCCGGGAATTTGATAAGGATGAAGATGTAACATTATACTTGCAATCTCCTGAAATGAATCATATTTTGCAAAGACAAGGAAAAACTATAGAAGAATGGTTAAAGGGTTTATCGGAATATAAGAAGCATCCCCCTATTTTAGTAAACTATAGGCGTATTCATGAATCTGTGATGCCTTCTATAATTAAGAATTTCCAATGTAATGTTTTGTCAACTAGAGGAGAAGGATTTGGTAACACCATCGTTGAAACAGGAGCAATAGGACTTCCATCTATTGTTACAGGCTATAGTGGGGTAACCGATTTTGTTACAGAAGAAACCGGGTGGAGAATTGACTACAAATTAGTTGACATACCTTTACAACCTTTACCTTACTTTAGAAATTATATAGGAGGTCAGTGGGCAGAACCAAGTGTAGAACATTTACAAAGTTTATTAAGATATGTATATGAACACCCTGAAGAGGCTAAGAAAAAAGGTATGGCAGCCGCAAAAAAGGCTAAAAAATACGACTTTGAGATAGTAGGAAGAAATTTGAAAGAATTAATATGGGCATAGAAAGAACACAATCTTATGTAGTTGGTTTTTTATTTTCTCGTAATAAAGAAAAAATTTTGTTAATTAAAAAAAATAAACCTAAATGGCAGGAAGGTTTTTTAAATGGGGTGGGTGGAAAGGTAGAAAAAGAGGAATCTCCTTTAGAAGCTATGATAAGAGAGTTTGAAGAAGAAACAGGTATAAAGATTGATTTTTGGGAGGAGTATTTAATAATTCATTCTAAAAGTTTTAAATTGTATTGCTTCAAAGCCTTTAGTAATTTGATTTACCAAACCAATTCTATCACAGATGAGCCTTTACATATGATGAGTTTATCAAATACAAGATTAGAACATGCTCCCTTAATTCCTAATCTACGATGGATGATTCCCTTAGCCCTAGATGAGTTAGTTGAATCCGCAGAAGTTGTTAATAATAGTGATAATTATGATATGGCAAAATATGCAATGGTTAAGAATTAAAAATAAAATAAAATATTATTTTGTTAAGTTTTGTCATTTTTTTTTGGATTTGCCCATATTGTGGGGCGCTTATTAATTATACCCCTTCTGGAAAACCTATTTGCCCGAATGGTTGCAAGTATAAATAAAAGGATTAAAAAATGAAAGATACTAAAAAAATACCTGCTGCTAGATTTCTTTATGATACAGGGTTGCTATTCGAAATAAACAGAAGAATCTTGCATCCCTTTGGTTTAGCTATGGAAATAAAATATGATGATCAGGAAGGTGCTTTATCAGATGCAGATGCAATTATGACTATGTCTCAAGAGTTATGGGATTATAGGGACGATCCAGAAGGCATGATTTATGGGGATGAAAGTCTTAAAAATGGTGGTAATAAGTTTAAAAAGTTTTTAGATGCGTTTGGAAAAGAAAAACTTCAACAGAGAATGGAGTTATTAGGTTTTACAATTCAACCTATTGGAGAGAGTCAACAAAATGAAAAGGTAGAAAAAGAACGACCCAAAGAAGTAAAATCATCCGCAATAATACCAACTGCTGATGTTAGTGATGAAGATATTAAGAAAATAATGGAAAAGAATGCGGCAAAAAGGACCACGGAGTCTATTAGTAATAAAGTGATCAAAGCTTTGGAAGGTGCTGCTCTTACTCCTATGGATGATGGAGAAACAGAGTTAAAAATCAAAAGAGAGTCCCAAATAGATGCGACTACTTTGAAAAAAATTAAAAGATATGAAGGAAAAGAGCATCCTACTTTGGGAAATCCTGATAAGAAATGCGTATCCACTCTAGACAATACAGAATATGCAGCGATCAAGGGTGGAACAGGTATAGTATTTTGCTTAGATTGTGGTAGAACCTTAAGTGATTCTGATTTAAACTAAAAAAATAAAAAAAAATAAAAAAAAATGAAAGTAATAGAAGAAGCATACATACCGTCTCGTTTTTGTCCAAAACACGGGATTATACATCAAACTCGCGATGATTGCCCTATTTGCTATACTCCCTTATCATTTACTGAGATTTACAGAGTAAAAAGAGTTTGTAGTAATTGCAATGAAGAGTTTTTAGCATCTGTGGAGTATTTTTTAAATAATTCTAAATGTCCTACTTGTTCTAGTGAGCTGCAATTAACCACACTTCAATCATCCCATCATGTAGTTATAGATGGTGTATGGGATAGTCAGGATAGATCAAAAGTAATTGTTGAAAAAAATGAACAATTACGAAAAAGGTATGCTGGGTATTCCTATGAACAACAATCAATTAAAGAAAAAGTAAATAAAATGGCTAAAAAGAAAGGGATTTTATGAAAGTTTATCTCGCGGGTCCTATTACCGGTCAAAGTTTAAAAGGATGTAGTGAATGGCGGGATTTTGCAAGGAGAGAATTATATAATTATGGCATATCTGGGTTAGATCCTCTTCGTGGAAAACAATATCTTTCAAATGAAAAATATATAAAAGATAGTTATTCTCAACATGTGATGTCTACTGCAAAGGGTATTAATAGGAGAGATATGAATGATGTGCGGCAAAGCGATGTTATTTTAATTAATGTATTGGGAGCAGAAAAAGTTTCTATAGGTACAATACTAGAAGCAGGAGCTGCATATGCATTAAATAAACCTATTATTTTAGTAATGGAAGAGAATAATATTCATAAACACGGGATGCTGGATGATATGGCAGGCTGGATTGTAGACTCTTTAGAGGAAGCAATTATAATTGCTGCTTATATTTTAGGAGCCGAAAAATCTCAGTTTTTAGGAAATACATGAAAAAAACGTTAGGTATATATCAATTTTTAAGGAACGGAGAGAAGTTTGATTATCCGTGGCGTGAATCTATTCTATCTGCATATCCCATAGCTAATCAACTAGTTAAAGATCCTAAGAAGGGTTTTGATAAAGAAGTATCGTTTCAATCTTACTATAAAGATTTAGGTTTTCCCGATCCAAAGATGGAAGAAATGAAAAAACAAATAGGGGAAGAAGTTGATTATGTTTTTTTATTTGAAAACGCTATAGAGAAAGGTCAAATAAGAAAATTTATAGGTTCTCATCCTAAAGTAATGGAAGAAAGAATTAAAAAATTTAAAGATTTGGGGTTTGAGCAATTTGTTTCTAAAATGAAAGATGGATTAAGAATTTTAATATGAAATTTCTTTGGGCTATTATTCCTGAATCGGTAAAGAATATTATAAATGATAAAATGACGGAGATTATGGATTTTGATATTCCCGTTGAAAAAATTTCTATGAATATCTATACCCTTCAAAAATTAGTAGAGGAAGCAAAAGACGAGATAGTATTTCTTCCCTGTTCTTATATGGATGACGAAAAAAAAGAAATGGTAGGTAGTATTTGGGGTGTATCTATTTTAATAGATACTTCTTTACATGATTATGATGTTATTGCAGAACCCGAAGAAATGTTTAAAGAGAGGTTGGAAGAAGAAAGAAGAAAGGTTGCATGAAACTAAGTTGGCAATTAGTACCTGGTGAAATAAAATTATATGAAGTAGGAATAGGAGAGGAATTTCCTTCCCATAGTTTTGATTCCCTTGAGGCATTGAAACAGGCGTTTCAATCTCTTCCTCCCGTAGAGGAAGGATATACAAGAAATATAATACCCAGTGATAATCCAAAAACAGCTAGTATAGGATGGGTAATCTATGATAATGGTTGTTTAAAACCCCCAAAAGGGGTAGAATTTAATATTAGTTTTAGAACGGCTCAAAAAATTCCATCCTTTTTACAAATGCATAACGAGATGAATCATATATTTGAAAAATATTTTCCAAAAGTTTTAAAAGATCTCCAATCTAAAAAACAATCTATCTTAGATAGAATTCTTCAATTATCTGATCATATAAAACTATGAATTATAAAGATATACCCATTTTTATAAATAGTTATAATAGGCCCACATTTTTAATGCAATTAGTTTATAAATTGCATTCTATGGGTTATGATAATTTAATTATAATTGATAATCAATCTACTGATTTAATTACACCCCTTTTTCTTAAAAATTGTGGATACAAATATTGGGTGGCTAATAAAAATTATGGGCATAATGTTATTTGGGATTTATATTTTAGATAAATTTGGTTATAAAGATTCTTATTATGTTTATACGGATTGTGATGTAATTCCTCATGATGATTGTCCCTCTGATTTTATGGAGGTGTTTTATAATATCCTTATTACTTTTAGTAATATAGACAAAGTGGGATTTGGACTAGAATATAAAAATTTACCAAATCATTATAAAAGAAAAAAAGATGTAGAAACATGGGAAATGCAATATTGGATATCAAGTAATGTAGATTTAAAATTACAAGTTCCTTTTTATAAAGCTGCTATAGATACAACTTTTGCTTTATACGCACCAGAAAAATCTAAGCATTCTTTAAATGCCATACGCACGGGTAATCCCTATGTAGCAAAGCATTTGCCATGGTATGAAAATTCATCAAAACCTTATTTTGAATTAGAAAATTATCGTAAAACAATCCTCCCGAATGAAAGTTCATGGGAGACACCAGAATTAAATAAAATTAGATTATGGGAAAGGTAAAATATATGACTTTATCTATTTGTTCTATTTGTCAAGACGAAGAGGATTTAATTCCCTTCTTTCTTAATTGTTGCAAGTATATACACAGTCAATTAGGGGATAATCTAAAAGAAGTGATAGTTATAGATGGGGGATCTAAAGATAAAACTTGGGATATTTTAGTTTCTTATCTTCCTCAAATGTCATTGGTGTTAAAACAAGTTCCTTTTGATACTTTTGGACAACAAAAAAACAGAGCATTAGAATTAGCCACAGGAGATTTTATTTTAGGGTTAGATGCAGATATGACCATTTCAAAAAACTTTCCCGATGTTTTTAAATCTGGTTTTTTTAATAGAGCTAATTTTTGGGATTTTCCTATGTTGTTTACTGTTCAAGATGCTTATCATTATTTTTATAAATGGGGTATTCATAATAATATGAGGATGTGGAAAAGAGGCCCAAAATTTAAAACTAATTTTCACGAAAAATTAGAAGGACAACCCCATCCAGTAACAAATCCTTGCAGTACAGTATTTGTTTTTGAACATAGCTGCAGAGCATCAGATCAAGCTTTGATTAATCGCGGGGAAAGATACCAAAAATTTGTGGAAGAAATGACAAAAGAAGGAGCAGGACCAGGTCCTGCAGATAGATACATTAATGCTAAGAAATTTGCAGAATTTGCACCTATTCCTGATCATATTAAAAATTTAATAGTAGAGGGAACGTGAATTTTAAAATAGCGTTACTTCATATTTCTAAAAGGCGTCCTATTCAAGCATTTAAAATCTTTCAAGAGTGGGAAAATAATGCTAAAGATCCTGAAAATATAGGTTATGTTCTCTCTTTGAATAAGGATGACTCTACTGTCGATGCATATATTGCTAATTTTGTGCCTGCTAAGAAAAGGTTTAAATTTATTATGAATATTTCAAATTCGTGCAATGGAGTGCAGGCTTTAAATAGTGCAGCAGATGCAGCTTTTCCTATCTCACCAGATATTGAATTATTGGTTAGTTTAAGTGATGATCAAGGATGTCCTAAATATTGGGATGAGGAATTGTTAAAATGTCTAGATGGTATAGATAATTTCAAGCAACCCATTTTTATAGGTGTTAGCGATGGTATTAGACCATATGGTCAATTATTTCCTTATTATATTGCAAACAGAGCCTACTATGAAAAGTTTGGTTACGTTTTATATCCTGAATATGATGGGGTGTTTGCAGACAATGATATGACTGAAGTAGCTAAAAAAGTGGGGCTTTGCAACGCCTCTCATTTAATGTTTGAACATAGGCATTGGAGTGTGGGAAAAAGTGAAAGAGATGAAATTTCTAATCAAAACGATATTAAATATAATCCTAAAGGGTGGGATAGAAATTATAAAATATATCAAGAAAGATCTAAAAGGAATTTTGATTTATGAGTGAAATATTAAAAGATATTCAATGTATGTTTGTAACAGGTGATTTACACGGGGAAATCGATATACATAAACTAACTTCACATAATTGGAAAAAGTTAGTGCAAGAAGAGTTAACAGGGGTTAACATATTATTCCAAACAGGAGATTTCGGTTTAGTTTGGGAACCTGAACAAAGTAAGGTAGAAGAATATTGGTTAGATTGGTTAGATAGTAAACCTTTTTATACTTTATTTATAGCAGGAAATCATGAGAATTATGATAGATTAGAAAGATTTCCTTTAATAGAATTTCACGGTGGAAAGGCTGCTCAAATTTCAGAAAAAGTTTATTATTTAAAGAATGGTTATGTATATGATTTTGATGGAAAGAAGTTCTGGATGTTTGGAGGGGCTACTTCTATTGATAAGCATAGAAGGGTTATGGGGAGAAGCTGGTGGCAACAAGAAATTCCTACTTATACAGAAATGATGTTTGGTTTATCTCAACTTGAAGCAGTTAATCATAAAGTGGACTATATAATTACTCACACACTACCTAAAACTGTATTAGAAAGTAATCGTAATAAGGATCTAGGTGGAAATTTTTTAGAAAAAATAAGAATAAATAGTATCTATCCCTGTCCTGTAGCTGCTTATCTTGATAATATATTAGAAAAAGTAAGAGGAAAATATAAACATTGGTATACTGGACACTTTCATTTCGATTGTGAGGTAATCGAAAATATAACTGTTCTTTATCAAAATATAGAAAGAATAAAGTGAGAGAAAAACTTATTAGAAATTTAAAGTTGCTAAAAGAAGAAATAGACAAACGTGATCAGATTAAAGATACTTTAGGTGTGGATCTTTCTAATTATGAAAATAAGCACACAGAAGTTGCGATATCTGCCACTATTTCTTCAATTATGTTATTTCATCATAATCATAGAACAAAAGAACAGTTAAAAGAATTAATTGAGTGGTGGCTTTATGATGTCAGCCCGAAAGTATGTAAAGTAAGAGGAAAGAGATATAAAGTAAAAAGTGCTCGTGCTTTTGTTAATTTTTTATTAGATGTATGAAAAACTTAAACGAAGATTTTCTTAAGAAATCAGGGGAAATAGAAGACAACTCTATTCCTCTTATCCTAACAGATCCTCCTTATTTAATTGGTTATAAACACTGGGATAAACAAGATTTAGATTTTATGTTTAAATGGGTTGATATCTGCATATCTAAGTTGCGAGATACTGGATCAATGTGGGTGTTTATGGCGAAGGATAATTTATTTACCCATAAAAATTGCCCAATGGGATTAGTTAATATATTGCAAGAATATGGAACTGTCCATTTAGAAAATTGGACAGCTTGGGCTAGACAAAAAGGAAGAGGAGCATCAAAACATTTAAAATCTCAAAGAGAAGAAATAATTCACTTTACAAAACATCCTACTAAATATACGTGGAATCCATTAAAAACACTTAGGGAAGTTGTAACACCTTATGTAAAAGATGGAAGACCACGAGGGTGGTTTTTAGATAGCGACGGTATGAGAAAAAGATGGACGGGGTTGGGTAATGTTTGGGTATATTCCGCTCCACAATGGAATGGAATTGTTGAAAAACAATGGCATCCTGCTCAGAAACCCATAATGATATTAGAAAGGCTCATAAGATTATCATCTAATGAGGGGGATCTTGTCTTAGATCCTTTTTCGGGTTCTTTCTCCACAGCTATTGCATGTCTATTAGCAAAAAGAGATTTTATAGGGTATGAGATTAACGAAGAATATTATTTAAAGGGGATGGAAAGAATTAATTCATTTGATTGTACTAAGTATAAAGGTTATAATGATAAAACAGATAAAGAGATTGAAAAAAGCGTCTTGTAGTCATAAAAATTATACTACCTCAAAACAAGCACATGAACATTTAGCAATGGAATGGGAAGCTCTTGAAAAAGGTGAAGGTACTATAATGACTGCAGGTTTATCAAATATTTATGCGAAATGTATAGAAAAAAATAAGAATTATTGCTTCAATTGTAGGAGATTTTTTTAAGAATATGAAAAATAGTAGATATCTTATTACAGGAATTACTGGATTTGTAGGATCTCATATGGCTGACTTTCTTCTTAAGAAAGAACCTAGTTGTACTATTTACGCATCCAGAAGATGGAGATCAAGAGATGAAAATATTAAACATTTATACGGCAATGAAAGAGTACAATTCATAGAAGCGGATTTGCTAGATAGAGGTTCGTTAGAAAGATTAATTGGATTATCAAAACCAGATGTTGTTTTTCATTTTGCAGCACAATCATTCCCAGAAACTAGTTTTATTTACCCCGTGCATACTTTAAATACTAATACCATAGGAACCACGAATTTTTTAGATGAGTTAAGATTAGCTAAGTTTAAAGGCGTTTGTAATCCTATTATAATTAATGTTTCTTCTTCTGAAGTTTATGGTATGCCTAAGGAGGATGAAATACCTATAAAAGAAACAAATCCTCTTCGTGCGGCAAATCCTTATTCTATTTCTAAAGTAGGTCAAGATCTAATAGGGCAATATTATTCCCAAGCTTACAATCTAAAAATAATTACAACAAGAATGTTTTCACATGAAGGTTCTAGAAGAGGTAAGAAATTTGCTTTAAGTTCTTTCGCACACCAAATAGTTATGAATGAAAAATCTTATTATGGTAGTGGATTTTTCCCTATAAGGGTAGGTAATTTAGATTCCATTAGAACTTATGCACATATAGATGATGCAGTTTATGCTTATTACCTTTGTGCAATTAAAGGAGTTATTGGGGATGTGTATAATATAGGAGGATGGGAGACTAAAACAGTTGGTGAAGCACTTCAATTATTATTAGAGAAAAGTAAAATCTTAAAAGATAAATTTACAATAATATTAGATCTTGATAAAATTAGACCGACAGATATTACACTTCAGATACCCGATTGTACAAAATTTAAGAATGTAACGGGGTGGGAACCTAAAAAAGGCTTAAATGAAATAACTACGGATTTATTGGACTATTGGAGAAATAATGTATAATGTTTTTGTTACAGGGGGCACAGGATTTTTAGGAAAGCATTTTGTAAATTTTTTAGATCACAAAAGAGGAGCATCCTATGATTATTGTAGTTCTACTGAGTTGTATCAATTCGGTGTTATAAAAAACTTTGAAAATAATATATTAAAAAACATACCTTTAAAAGATTATGATTTAGTTATTCATTGCGCAGCTTTTACAGGGGGATTAGATGTTATAACATATAATAAAGATCAACTTATCACTGAAAATATAAGAATAACATTAGATTTATTAGAAAATTGTAGAAAAAGCGGTATTAAGAAATTTGTTTTTATAAGTTCTTCTGCTGTATATCCTTCGTCTATACATCCTCTTAGAGAAGAGGAAGCATTTGAAGGAGATCCAGACTCCATCTTTTTTGGTCCCGGATGGATGAAACGTTATTGCGAAAAGCTTTGTGAGTTTTATTATAAAGAATTTGGAATGGAGATATTAATAATAAGGCCTTCTAATGTTTTTGGTACCCTTTGCGATTTTAATAATCATCCTCATGTAATTCCTTCTCTAATAAAACAGTTTTTAGATAAGAAAACACAGCACGTAAAAGTTGCTGGTAAACCCGATGTTATTCGTGACTTTATTTACGTAGATGATTTTGTATCTATTGTTTGGGAATTAATAAATAAAAGTAAAGGATTTGATGTTTTTAATGTGGCTACTGGTACTTCTACCACGATAGAAGAAGTAGTAAAACTTATTGCAGAATTAACAGATACGGAAAAAACCTTTGATTTTCCTTTAGAATTACAATCTAAGACAACGAGGTTAGTACAAAAGATAGATATTAGAAAATTACTTTCTATCCATACCCCTTCTTTTACTAGTTTAAGATGGGGATTGCGAGAAACTATCTTACATTACAAGGAGCTTTATGAAACTTGCCGAAAAAGTTAAAGAATTAAAGTTAAAAGCTTTTGAAAGAGCTTTATCAAATAAAAGAGGTCATTTAGGTGGCTCCTTTTCTTGCGCGGAATTTTTAACTACTCTTTATTATGGAAGTTCTTTTAAGTATTTTTCAAAAAACCCGAATTGCGAGGAGCGAGATTATTTTATTATGAGTAAAGGGCATGCAAGTAACGTATTTTATGAAATTCTTCATGATTTAGGATTTATTACTTTAGAGCAGTTATCTAACGTATCTGGTCATTGTGATTTGGGCACCCCTGGAATAGAAGCAACTACAGGGTCTCTTGGTCATGGGTTAGGTATTGCAGCAGGATTGGCATTGGGATTAAAAATGGATAACAAATCAAATAAAGTGGTTTGTTTAATAGGTGACGGAGAAATGCAAGAAGGTAGCATATGGGAAGCTATTATGTTTATTAGCCATCACAAACTAAATAATTTATTACTCGTTATAGATTTTAATTGCTTAGGATCGGAAGATTTTACTTATAATACTTGTGAACATAAAAACATAATTCCTAAATTATTATGTTTTGGAATAAGTGCTTTTGAAAGGGATGGACATAACATACCTGAGTTACAAAAATTTTTAAATAAATATCTTAAAGATACCGATCTTCCTACTGCATTATTACTAAAAACTATAAAAGGAAAAGGATTAACAACTCTAGAGAATACACCAAAATCTCATCACCATCTCCCTTCTGAACAAGATGTGGAGAGTAGTAAAGAAAGCATTTTAAGATAATGGAATCAAATTTTGATTTGCTGTTGTTTGTTTTTTTATTAGGAATGAATATAACAGCTATGATACTATATTCTATAAATCCTATAATTAGAAAAGAAATCCAAAAATATTTGGAGAAGTTATGAAAGATTATAATGATTCAAGAGATGCGGTGTTTGCAGAACTTTACGAACTGATGAAAGAAGATGAGAGTATTGTTGTGTTAAGTGGTGATACGGGTGCTTTTATGTTTCAAAAATACAAAGAAGAATTTCCAAATAGATTTTTTAATGTAGGTGTAGCAGAACAAAATATGATAAGTGTTGCTGCAGGATTGGCATTGGCAGGAAAAAAACCCGTAGTATATGGTATTTCTAATTTTGTTGTTTTAAGATGTTTTGAGCAAATAAAATTAGATATTTGTTCTATGAATTTAAAGGTTTTAATATTGGGTACAGGAACAGGTTATACCTATAGTTATGACGGGGTAACTCATCACATAACAGAAGATGTAGCATTAATGAGAACCCTTCCAAACATGACTATACTATCTCCATCAGATTATAATTCTGCAGGAATGCTATTAAAACATGCTATTTTAGAAGAAGAGGGCCCTTGTTATTTAAGGTTTGATAAAGGTCCATTTAGAAAAAAATATAATTTTTCTGATAAGATAAATCCACTTTATTTTCATAGCGGAAATTCTACGGCGGAATACATTATTTTTTCAACAGGAATTATGACGGATGTGGCTCTTACTTTACAACAAGAATATTCTCAAAAGCGAATAGATGTTATTGATATTTTTAAAATTAAACCATTCGATGTGGGCAGTATTTATCATTTAATTACTCGTAATTATAAATTGAAAATGATTATTGTGTTGGAAGAACATATAAAAGAAGGTGGAATAGGGGAAATGCTGGAAAGAATTATAGGAGAATTTAGCAATGTAAGAATGATATGTTTTGGTTTATGTAAATTCGTTACGGATATAGGTACAAGAACGGAACTAAGAGAAAAAGGAGGATTGCGTTTATCCGATATAATAGGGGTTTTAGCATGAATTTGCATGACGTGAATATGGGATTTGGGACTTATGGAATAGGGGGTTATAAGCAAAAAGACACATCTCGTGATAGTTTTTATTTAAATTTATTATTAGATGTTTATCGAGAGGGTATTAAGTTTTTTGATACTGCAGAAAATTACGCGGAAGGATATAGCGAAGAATTGCTAGGCAAGGCTTTTAGAGGTATAAGAAAGGATGTAATTATAGCTACTAAGTTATCTCCAGAAAACATGCTATCTGCAGATAATATCAGAAGATCTATAGACAAGTCCTTAGAACGCCTTAATACTGATTATATCGACCTTTATCAGATACATTGGCCTCATCCGAAAGCTAATATATATGAAGTTATTGATGTTTTATTTACCTCCATAAAAGAAGGGAAAATATTAAGGGTAGGTCTATGTAATTTTTATGATGAAGAATTAAAATTATGGAATGCAAAACTAAGAGGAAATTTACATAGTGTACAAAACGAATTTAATTTAGTTGAAAATTTTTCAAATAATATTTCGGATAATTCTGTAAAGGATATAGCATATAGCCCATTTAAATATATAAATGATATTTCTTCTTCTAAAAAGAAATATTTATCATTTCTTCGAGATAAGTATAATTGTTCTTCCAATCAATTAATTTTATCTTGGATTTCTAGTCTTAATAAGATTCCTCTTTTTACATCTCACAATATACCTCATATTAAACATAATATAGTATTTCCAGAATTAACAAAAAGAGATAGCGAAGAAATTACAAATACTTTTAAAAGTAAAATAGAATATATAAATTTTAACAGAATTACATAC